CCCGCCTCGGTGCGTTTAGATAACAGAGAATCCATTGCCATAAAGATAGTCTGGCAGGCATTCGCACGCCTGAGCCAGTAGTCGTATGTGCCTGCAATCGGGTCAACGGGCGGCGGGGTCATGTCATGCGCCCAGAACTCGGCATTGAGCCATTCCGCGCCAGCATTAAGGAAGGATGTCACCGCCGCAGTACCCATGAGTGAGCCGTAATCAGCATAGACCAGATACAGGTCACTGGTGCCAGCGTAGGCCATTTAGCGCCCCCTTAGTTCATGTCCGCGAACTGATCGCCGGACCACTTGCGACGGAAGGCCTCCTGGTCTGCTGTGAATCTTACCGCGTTGGGCGTGTTCCGCTGAATCTGCCCCACGGTGGCATGGTTATCATGCAAAATAACTGAACCGCGGTCAAGTAGAACCTCGAATCCGGCCAACCTGCAGCGGATGCACCAATCGGAATCGGAGAACCACATGACCATCTGTTCATCAAGTAGGCCAGCGGCTGCGATTGCATCCGGGTTGAACGCGGCCACACAGAACGGCAGCCACTTCGCGCGGTCGTACCTGTCGGCGCAGTGCATTTCGCGGGTGCCCATACGGTGTACTCCGCCCGGGTAAGCCTCGATGGTGCCGCCCATTATGATGCTATGCGGGTTCTTGCTGTCGGCCTGAACCGGGCAGACCATGCCAGCGTTGTGGTACTTCATGGCAATCTCGGCCCGTTTGTTCCACAGCCCGAAGTTCTCGAACTGGACATCGTCGTTGCAGATACAGATAGGTTCGCCAGGGTAAGCCTGCAGTATCTCGTTGACCATCTTGGTGAATCCCCGGAGCGGCCACGGCTTTGACGGGTCGTACACCTTGATGTGCGCTTCCCGGTTCGTGCTTTCGATTGCACGCTGGCATCGGTCTGTCGTGTGGTCGGCTGTGATGATGATGTGCTTCATTTCTGCCCCTCCAGGTACTTGAGGACTTCAGCCGCCAGATGGAACCCCTTGATGCAGGCCGGTTCGGCATGGCGGGCGATATTGTAAGTTTGCGCAATGCTTTGAGCAAATGCCCCGATGGTGTCCGGGTGCAGGTCGCGGCGGGCCTCAACGCCTTCTGGAATCGGGAACGGCTCCGGTGGTAGCTTCAACTGCTGACGGACCTGCGGGGGGAGCGTGTTCAAGAACGCCTTGTCCTTATCGCTGATCGCCGCCAGTGCTTCCTTCTCAACAATCGGGCAACGGGCATCGGTAATCACATGGCACTTGCAAGGCATCAGCTTATCAGCGCCAGCAGGGTGCAGATCGAAGGTGATTTCATGCTTGTAATACTTGCTCCGTGTCCACGCTGAAACGGTGCTGTACCATGTCAGGTGCTTCGTACCGACGGCCTCCGCCAGATGCGAAACGAAGGTATCAGCGGATACGAGCAGATCGGCTTTCGCAATCAGTGCCGCCGTTGCCCTGAGCGGGTTCATGTCACCGTAGTCAATCGCGCCGGTGTGGTGCATCCACTTATTCAATCCCTTATCCCAGAGCAGGTGAAAACCGCCTATCTTCTTCTCCACGGCCTGGGCATTTTCCACGGCCCGGTAATAGCTCCTGGCGGGTGCAGATGCGTGAGGTTGCCAGAGAATGATCGGATGGTTGACGCCCTTGAGAACATTCTCTGCCCAGTCCAGTTCATCTGAGGTCGGGGAATAGAACGGGCGCTTTTCTGAATCGGGAACCATCTCGGGGTCGATGCCTGCCCATGACAGGTGCAAGTCGTAAGTGTTCACATAGTCGCTGTTGCCTGTTTCCGCTGACGGGTGGCAGCCGTTGCCCTCGATGATGCGGAAGTAGTCCGTGTATCTGACCTGACGGGGAACGCTTCCGGTTTCATACTGCGGGATAATACATTCAATCGGCATCAGTGCGCCGGTTTCAGTCTTAACCAGGTTAACCGGCCCGGCCTGCGAACGGCTCCATGGCCCGATACGATGCAGGGGGTAAACCCGCTCGATGTCGGTGTTGTTCTGCATCATAGGCACATGGTGGGCCGGGATTGCGATGTCAACGAATAGGCCTGTCTTCCTGAGCTGATGCGCAACTGCTGTCAGGAACAGGCTGTCACCGAGGCCGCCGTATCTGATGAGCAGATGCCGGGGCGGTGTCTTGACGGGCTTGCTTTTGCGGTGCTTCATTTCTGCTCCTCCGGCCACTTCAATCCACGGGCCTTGTACGCGTTAAACAGCTTGGTCAGGAATGTGTTCTGGATGTTCGCCTCTTGCGGGCGTGCGATCTTCTCGCGGTCACGGTTGGCCTTGATCGTCTTGCCCGCTGACCGGCGGTGTTCCACATAAATGGTATCGGGCAGATATCGGATCAGGTCAACGGGACAAGCAGGCTGTGGATACTGATGGAAATGGACACCGAAACGCATCGGCACACCGCGCACGAATGTCGGCTGATAATCGCCGGGCATTTCATCAAAGTGGTTGCCGTCGAACATATCCTTGCGGTAAATCCAGAACACCATGGCGCCGGGGTCGGCATTGACCGCAGTAACCATAGCATCCCAGCAGGCATCAGTCATGTACTCGTCTGTGCCCTTGATAAGAAGCCCCTCGTACTCGTCCATCGCAGAGGCGATTGTCATCAGGCTGTTCCAGTGAACATCGGGGTTGCCGACTGGTAAAACAGGAATAATGTCGGAGTCAGGTGCTATTTTCTGAAGCTCTTCATAGATGCGGGAACCGAACCACTTGGCCGTTCCCTGGATGAGAATAAGCAAACGGCCCCGGTTCTTCCAATGCTCTGCCCATTGCAGCAACTCATTGTCTTCGGGGCCAGCGACGGTTCCAATCACAATCATGTCTTGCTCCTCACTGTTGAGGTAATGGGGCTGGCTGTTACACCAGCCCCGGTTCGTTTCCCTGAGGGTTAGATGTCCCTCATAACATAGTTGACCTTGACCGCCCTTGAGTAAGTGGCGGCATTGGTTCCGGTAACGGGAAGCATCAGCGCGGCCATGCCGAGGAAGTAGATGTTCATCTGCTTCTGACGGCCTGAGTCGTTGCCGATGTCGGGGTACCAGAGAAGATAGTTCGCTTCCTCGCCCATGTTGGTGGACGCGGCAATGGCGTCGGCACCGAGAACCATGGCAGTTCCGATATCGTCCAGAGGCGTACCGGTATCCGCGGCCCATGTGGTGATGGCGTTCTGGCCGCGTTCCTCGAAGAATGCAAAGTCGCCGTATGCCGCCATGAAGCCCTTGGTGTAGGGTTCGGATATTCCGAGAGATGCAGCATCGCGCTGTACCCTGTCGGAGTTGGCCAGCCACTTCAGGCCGCCCGGAGGTGCGATGAAGGCGTACCTGTCACCGAGTTCGGCGCGGGGCTGGATACCCATTCTGCCGAGTTCACCGGCAAGGTCGTAGAGGTGGCCGATGGTCATGTTGCATGAGCCCTGGGAGCCGAGGCCGCTGGAGGTGCCGAAGTCGTAGGATGCGGTACCGGAGCAGACGAACGAAAGCTCGGTTGCCTCGGCTGCGCTACCCACATAGAGATCCCAGTTCTTGACGCCCCAGTTGATGAGGGAGTTCATTGCGTCGAAGCCCTGCTTGCCCTGCGGAGACATCGCCATTGCCTGGTAAGCCGGATCGCTCAGCCAGATGGGGAAGCCTTCAAGGGACATCGCATTACCGAACTCCTTGACGGTTCCGACGCCGGTAATGAGCTGGTTGGTTCCGCATGTGATAGCTGTCTGTGCGGTAAGAACTCCACCGGTAACAGGCAGGTCGGTTGTGTGGCTGTAGTGGATGTACCCGCCGCGGCCCTTCTGCATCAGGGGGACATCGAGGATAACATCGGACGCGAATCTGGCCCACACGCTGTATGTGGGGATAGCCTTGCCGAGTTTGGGGACCCAGTATTTAGGCAGGATTGTTTAGCCTGCGCCGTTACTGGTGTATGGCGGGTTTACCGCCTGTGCGTATGCCATGTTCTAACCCCTTTCATGGGGTTGGATTCCTAAGAGTTTCCGGCGCCGTGCAGGGCGTCGGTAAATTTGAAGCCCGTTACAGGCCCACCCGCCGGTGGCTGTGTCTGTGCCTGCCTGTGCTGTTCCACCCCGCCAGCTGGAACGATCTTCATTTCATCAGGCAGTAGAGAATTGAACCGCTCGAGCGATTCGGTAATGTTTGCCTTGAGTGTATCGGGGTCTGCCCAGTCTTTGCCGGGTAGCACTGTTCGGAGGTGTTCTGACGCAAACGGCCTGAGCTTTTCGGGGATAGCCGCGAGATGTTCCGAGAGTCCGCGCTCAAGCATGGCTGACCGCTGTGCGGCTGTGGCCTGTGCAAGTATTGCGGCCTTCTCGGTTTCCATCTTGGTCAACCTGTCGCTGAGTTTCTGGAACTCAGTCTTGTCAGCGTCTTCCCGTTCCTGCTGTGCCTTGCGTAACGCTTCCAGTTCCTGCTCCGCTTTCGTAAGCGAATCAGCCCGGGTCTTGTGCTTAGTGATATCAGCCTTTGCCGATTCCAGCGCTTCAAGTACCTTCGGGATATCGTCGATGCCGGTAAACCCTTTGGCCTTCAGCATCTCGTTAATCTGTTCCTGTTCCACCTCTGTGGCTCCTTTCGATTATGTCAGACGCCCACGCATCTGGTCAATTATACGCGAAACTGTCAAATTGTCAATTCCGCTTTCTATTATTTCATCAAGCGTATCGAATATATCAGATTCGGGTAGCATTTTGAACTCGTGAAGCATCCTTGCCCTGAGAAGTGTCCGCTCGATGGATGATAGCTTCGCCGGGAGTGTGTACCATGAGGGAAGCGGTGCGGCAAGATCACCTGATAGTATCCGCTGTGCTACATCATCCCGCAGGAATCCGCTGACGATATTCGCCGCCTCTTCGCTCCGGGTATAGATCCCAATCATGTTATCCTGTGCATACCTCGGCGGGGTCTTACTCGTCTGGCCGTCGCAGAACTGTTTGTTCGGGGTGCCGGTGTCGTCGTCTTCCTGTTCCTCAAGCACATCATGGACTGAGCCATAAGCATCGATGTTCTCCGGCGTGGTGTAATCGTCCACTATCTGCGTCCAAACCGAGTAAACGCCGCTCATTCTGCCGCCTTCGTTATCGCCCTTGATTCCGAGGCAGACGCAAACACGGCCTTGCTTCTGCCGATTATCATGCGCTCAACATGGGTACGCCATGAATAGCGGAGATTCCCGTACGGGTACCCGACTATCCCTTGAGGCACTGTCATTGCCGCCATGAACCGTTCCATTGTCCAGCCCAGGGACAGCGCCGCGGATACATTACGCTCCACATACCGGCGGTGGTGGTCTACATGGTCGCGCTGGGTTGCAATCTCGCCGGTGGCCAGGATGTTTATCTGCGCCACATCGTCATCGTTCATGGGTGCCGGTTCAGGTTCGCCCTGCATTGCGGCCATGAGCGCGTTGAACTTCAGACCAGCTTGCCAGAACTTCGGGTATTCCCGCTCGATCCATGTCACGATAACCGGGGTCAGTATCTGGTTGCAGGCATCGGCGGCCAGCTTACCGGCACGGCCAATCAACAGGTGACTATCCGGGGTTGCCTTCCATCTGCCCTGCTCAATGGTCAAGCGCTTAGTCAACTCGCTAATGAATGTGGTGCGGAACCATCCCTCGTACTCGTCCACGGCCTTGAGCGGATACCGGGGCGCGTCCTGTGACACATTGCGGTACAGTTTCAGGCCCTTTTCGGTATCGGACAATACGCGCTCCCTATTCATTCTGAGTTGTTCCGTCAATCATCTGCTGGATTCTCGCAGCCCGGCCCTCGTCAACCACAGTGCCCTCGCCGCTGTCAGCGCTGGCCTTGATGCGGTCATGCTCGTCAAGCAGTTCCTTTTCCGTCCATGACGGGTGCAGACCACGCAGACATTCGATCAGCGACATCAGGCCGGAAGCATACAGGCCCGTGTAGTATGCCACGGTGTCCTCGGATGAACCCGCAAGCCCGATCTGGCCGAAGCTGACGGTGACTTCCATCTGGTAAGCATCGGGGTAATGTTCGCCCATGTACTCTACCGTCATAATCTTTAATTCATCAGCCGATCTCTTGCCGCCTGTGCGCTCAACCATAGCGTGTGCATAAACGGCCAGCATCTCGATAACGGCCTGCTGCTCCTGATACTCCTGCAACTTCTCCCGGCGCATGGTCAGGTCGGTGAGTGGCATCATTACGACTTCCAACGCCCTGCCGCTGGACAGGTTGCCAATGCCGTCCATGTTGCCCATTGCAATGGCTGGCACCGAGGTGGTTTCGTACACCATCTGCAACAGTAGCTTGAGATAGTCCATGCCTCCGGTAAGCGCAGCGGGGTCCCAATCAAGACGGTCAACCGTTGCAGCTCCGCCGCCGTCACCGGCCCGGAGTTCCCACATCTGACGCCACGAATAAGGCAAGTCAGCAAACCCCGGAGAATCGGAATAGATAGGTGGCCAGAGGTTCCATTTCAGTAGCAGTTTCAGGTCTGTGCATGTGTGGCTCACTGCCTGCAGCAGATCGTACACCGGCAACACATCCGACATGCCCCATGGCCCGTTGACGGATGAATCATTGCGCCAGATAACCGCGCCGAGGTGGTCGCCGTACGGGTTCAGCCATGTTTCGTTCTCGGAATACGGCCACTCTCTCCACTTGATGTTGTCAATCGAGAACCAGCGTTTACGCATACCCGGAATCAGTATGTCACCGGTAACCCGGTCACGCTTGTGGCGGGTTATGTGTTCGAGGACAATGGCTTCCTGCACATTCTTAGCCTTCGCAATGGGCACTGTATCAATCGGCACTTTGTAGCGGTAAATCAGCGCAATCGGGTCGAGGTCTTCGGTCTCTGGGTCGAATATCGGCGTGACCTCGTCGGGGTCGTACACGCCATAGACCAGCCCCTTGCGCTTGTCTGGATAGAACCGGATAACGCAGTAACCGAACTCGAGCGCATGGCAGTAAATGTCAGGTGCAGCCCTGCGCCAGTTATCTAAGATACCGGCAATGATAACATTCTTTTCCTGCCCCTTGATCTCGTATTCAACGCCTCTGCCGTACATGGCCGACTGTAGCTTGTTGACAATTGCCCGCGCCAGTGCCAGGGGAATCCATTCATCACGGTACTCTGATTGCAAATCCCATGACATCTCTGCTGGTATCCTGGGCGGGGTCGTGTTCTTCATCAGTCGCCGCACAATATCCACATCCAGCATTACATCAGAACTGTCGTCGTATTCCTTCGCCGCGGCATTGCGCAACCGCAACACCGATTCGGCCACTGCCGCCTTTGTCATGTCCTCAAATAGCATTGCAAGCCTCCTCAGTGCTTTACGGCCCTCGATACTGGTCTATGTCGCCAGGTAATATAGTATCTCAACGCGTCACCGGCATGATCGTACACGCCGTCCTTCACCGGTTCCTCCGATTGCGTACCGCTGGTGCTTTCACTGAAATGGTAATTCAGCATCATCTGGATAGTGTTGACAGCGGCCTTTGCGAACTTCAAGTGTACTTCACCGTTCACATTCCGTAACCGGCCACGGACCATATTCACGCCCTCGGGTATGCTCTTGACGCAGGTGTGTCTAAACTCATAACCCTGATCGCGCATCCACCCAACGAACGAGCGCCCGGTTTCGTGTCCGCGTGCTTTCCCGGCAACATCGCACACGCAAACCTCATACCCGTCAGGGGGGCGCCATTCATTGAGTATGTGAAGGGCATCGTCGAATATCGTGTTCTGGAGCTTGACATCACGGATAACAATATCCTCGCCGGTAATGGGATGATGCCTGATTAACTGAATCATCGTGTTGTTCATGCCAGGGTCACAGGTCACGGATGTGCGCCAGTCCTTGGTAATAAACGCCGCTTCCTCGTCCGAGATAACATGCGTGTCCATGTCGAACATTGAATAGACCATGCCAGCGAAGGTGACGAGTTCGGCAAGTATCTCCTGTTTGAATACAACATCGTCCATGCTTCGCTTCATAGCCTCGATCTCTTCCAGTTTCAGGTACGGGTTTGTGTACGAAGAATACCGGCCCACCCATGCCCGCTCGTTCTCAAGCATTTCCGGGAACCAGTTGTGTCCCCGGGGCGTAGTCGTAAATGTTGCCTGTCCGAGTCTGTCGGCCAGGGTGGGGCGCACATTCTGCTGCCATATGATTTTACCCTTCTTTTCGGTAGCTGCCTCGTCGTAGTCGAGATAGTCTAAGCCTTCACCGATGCAAGAATCGGGTCGATCTGTGCTTTTGCACTCCAGCACTGCGCCCCACTTGGAGAATACTTTCATGTCGCCGATACGGATATTGACATCAGAGCCGTAGCATTTTCTGAGCCACGGAATGAGATAATACCAGATTTTGCCACAGAGGTCGTATGTAGGTGCCATGAGCCACATCTTTTTACTCGGCTGCCCCATACCATAACAGAACAGGGACGCGGCTATCTCGGACTTGCCCCAGCGTCTGCCAGCAAACAGGCCTGCGAACCGTTCCCCGCCGAAGAACGCGTCAAGGAACTCGCACTGAGCCGGATGTGGCTGGAACCCAACGAACTCGCACATCTTGTTGTAGTAGGTGCGGTTCAGTTCCAGCGCCATCAGTTATCTTTCGTAGCAAGGTCTGGATTGAGGAACTTCTCGAAGGGTGAAACGAAATTGATCTCCTGTTTGGCCGGCGCTTCCCAGCCGAGGAACTTGCCGATCTGCCTTGAAGCTGCGATACGGTCAGCTTCTTTATCGGCGCCTTCCATGATATTTGATAAAACTTCGATTGCTCTTTCTTTAGTTACAGTTACCTTTTTGGCAACTGCGCTTTTCAATTCGTCAAGTCTGGCCGTAATCTTGCCGTTATCCAAGACCTCGAATGCTTTACGGTTAATTGTGGCATCGGTCATCTTCTCCGCATCATAAGCGATTCGGTATGCTTCGCTTGCATTACCGCATCTGAAGAACTCGATGCAGAACCGCTCCTGTTTGGGTGTCAGGCCGTGTGCCATGTGGCCTCCGTTTCCGTATCTATATACAACATCGGCAGGTCAGGGGTCAAGTTGTCGCCTTCCACGGGTTCATAATCGTTACCAGCACAGCCAGAGGCAGCCATGCTTCCGGCACTATGCCGAGTGTTGCAATTATCAGCGCAGGAGCCGCCCACATGAACAGCCGGATACGGTCTATTGCGCGGAACATCTGCGCGTATGCGAATATCAGCGATAAGATCACGGTCAGCGACAGATCCAGCAGCCCGAACATGCACACGCCCCAGGGTATCAGCGTCATTTTTGGATTGAGTAGGAACGGGCCGTTGACCTTTTTGGAACTGGCCCACGGGTGCTTGATTATCTCGGGGTGAATGTAGGGTTCGCCCTTCGGCAGTATCAGAGATGCAACCGCAAACGGAACCAGCCCGAGTAATGTCCACGGGTTCAGAGTCCACGCAAATATGAACATCACCGTACGGGGGTCTAGCATGGCACTGAGCGCAATAAGTATTCCAGCTGGTATAATATGCCCGGAAACAACGAAAGTCCCGGCAAGGAGCGCCACAGGCCACGCAACATGGTCAATCATGCCACGCATCCGGTACAATACATCGATTACCGGCAGACTGCCCCAGATTACAACCGCCCACAGGCCTGATGCGCCGACGGTTTCAACGAACAGATACAGCGCCGGGAATGACAGCACCAGCCCGACCAGCCCGACGGTATGCCAGCCCTTGAGCGCATTGCCGTTCATCAGCGCCGGTAACAGCCAGCGGGTGCGGAACGGATCGGCGGCAGGTCTGCCCTGGCTCATGGCCTGGTATGTCAGGAAATCTGGGGCAAGGCTGGCCGGGTGCGGTGCGGTGTACCATCTCAGCCCGACCATGCCTATGCCGATGATGGTGGCAAGAAGCAGTTCGAGTATCATTG